CTTCAAGGACAATGTCCACCCACCCCTAAATAGGGGAGAAAAGCCTAGGTTATACCCAGGCTAGACTGACGGGGTCCCAGTACACTGGGGCCCTCTTGATTACCACAGATCCAAACAAACCACGAGCCGCGAAAATATTTTTCGCAAACTGCGGTTCATCTGCTACGCATAAGGAGCGACGCTCCGAAGGCGTGGATCTGTGCAGTTGTGCTAGCTTATACAGTAATACGTTAAACCCTCGGATATTTATTTCCTTGGGCCGTAGAACTGCGAAACTAGTGTGATAGCCGTGCTCGAATTCCCAACCAATTGACGTCACTTTGCTTTTGGCAGATGACGTCGCTTCGGCGAGGGATTTAAGGATACCCGAATCACCCATTTGAAGGGGGACCGGGAGAGCACGCCATGATTGAGGTGCATGTTTTAGCAACTCAATCCACGTCTCACGATAAGACGCGTCACATGTACCTTCGGAAAGACCTTTCCAGGTCTTGCCGACTCTCGACGTCCAAAGTCGAAAGGCATTGGCAATCTGGACAGTGTACGGAATCCCTTCGGATTCTTGTTGGCCTTTTAGAAAAAACGGCCGAACACTGTGCCCGAGAAACCAATCGGTACCACAACTTTCGAAAAAGCTTCCTGCCAAGAAGCTCTTCCGACGGTTCACCTCGAACCCAAGGAAGTCCAAGGCCTCGATAACATCATTCGCATATTGCCTAGGGACGATTATGTCATCCCCGTAAACGGCAGTCTGCGAACGGTGCTTCTTCGGGACAAACGTACGAACGAGAGCCGCGAACAAAAGCGACTCAAGCTCAAACGTAAATCCATTTCCCATACTTGAGAATTTTTCCAAGGTTAGGGAAACGACGGTACCATCTCGGTGCTTAATCCTCGTCACTTTCGACCTACAAAGGTCTAGGAGCTCGAACCAGCCAAGATTAGTAACAGCCTCGAAGACTAGACGCCAAGCCATGGAATCAGATGCCTGCCGTAAATCAATAGTGGAGAGCCCGAAAGCTTCCGCCATTGCGGCTAGGTACTGGTTCCAACCCTGATCGTCTAGATCTACTCCAAAGCGCTTAAGACGTCGCCGTAGTTGTGCACCTACCCCTTTCTGAACGTAAACATTCAGATCAGGTTCAATGCATATACCGCGGCGCGTTCTCGCGTCTTTGGGAACCGTTGCGAACTTATTCCCTTCCACAATCCTCGGGCTGCTGGCGGTTTCCCACCAGCGTGACCCAAGAACTGCTTTATAGAAGGGATATAGTTCTTCAGTCAAGTGGATTTCTCCACTATATTTATCAGGAGGTACTGAACCCTCCCCGCGCTTGCTCGTTGTCGCACCAGGTCCGAACGCCATATGATGCTCGATGTAATCGAGCTCTTGACGCCGGAGTGGACCGATGAGATTATTGACCTCCTTTTGGAAGGTCGCAAACCAAGCGGGTTTTACACCGCTTAATCTCTCATTGGTGATGCGACACCGAGTTTCGGCTTCGTAAAACGAGTCGATAGCAACCTGCTCAACATCCACCTTTAAGGGCAGATTCGGGGACTTTCTCAATAGCGAACTGACAAGGTAGTCCTGGGCGAAATGCTCAGGGTCCTCATAATCAGCAGCGTCAATCGAAAGATCCGCTAGTTGATCCCACTCACCATTACTGATAAGGAGGTCGACCATAAGGGCCCTTGCGGTACCAAATGATCTACAGATTGTCTGCACGGCCTTTACCTCGGCGCGAAGCTCGGGGTTGGCTTGGATAAAATCACAAGTCATGGCATTCTCCGGTTAAACCGACTACACTACCTGCGGGAAATCAAATAACCGATAACCCGCACCAGAAGAAGGATCGCCCCCCAAAGTAGTTTCTTGAGGGGTTCTCCTTCATTGCCCTTTTCGGGGCCGCAGTCCATCTTCAATAGACTGCGATCTGGTCCTTGACGTAACTTTCCATAATGGCGGTAGCGATCGTATTCTTAACGAACGCCAAAAGATCCGCCTTCTGAGAAAGGGTCAAGGTGACAGGGATAGTGAAGTCACCGGAGAAACGTGCAACGTCTTCGACTACGTAGGTGCCATCTACTTCTTTTTCGATGGGCATCTCGAAGCGAAAGGTCACGCGGTCCGTACGACGATCCTTGTTTGCTTCTTTAAGCTGCATAAAGATTTTCGCAGCCGATGCAGAGGTTTCCCCCTGCACGAAGCGCCAGACTGCCCCTGACGGGTCAGCCTGAACAGGAACGAAAGTACGGTTTACAGGGGTCGAAGACCCGTCTGCAATAACAAGATCAGCTGCCTGAGGCATGCTGTGCTCCTAGCCCTTATGGGCATTAATTTCGACGTAAAATGTCGAGGTTATGGTTTGGTGCCTTCTTTTGGCACCGTTCGTTTAAAACCGTCAGTAGCGAAACGGCATGCCGAATCGCTACCCAGCTCTTTGAGGGCTGCCACGACGGTAATCGAGGTAAAGGTATTGTTGTTAGGACTTCCCTCTCGTGAGTTTCCCTTTCGTAGATTTCATCTCGAACAGGGACCCGCGTAGAGCTTGGAATAATCCTGCCAACGTGCCGATACTTCGTTTTCGTGGACACAACGCCTGTAATACTCGTAACTCCCGAAAGGGCGTCAAGAGACGACAGGGTGTCACCTATGTTGCTCGTCCAGTCTATAACGAATGAGAAGGGTATCCTCTCCCAAACAAGTTCGGGGAGGTTCCCAATCGTAAAGTTATCTGGATTAAGCTTTGCATAGATAATGGCTCGTTGTGATACTTGCCATTCCCACCTATAATCGGTGATACTTAAAGTCTTATCACCGAAATCCCTGACCTGGTCGAATGAGGTTACCCTCACCACGACAGGCTTCAGTAAACGTTCTGATAAACGCTCATAAGAAGCCGTCAGATCGCTAACTAATGGTGCAACACCATAGCTATACCACAACTCCGATGCAGCTACGTCACAAGGACGAAGCTTCCTTCGCGAATGCTTTTTCCGTTTATAACGGAGCCATGCATTGCGAATCCCGATTCCAGCATTGTAGAACATAGAGCTTGTAGCCCTATACTCAACCAATGTTGCGCCGAGGTTGACGACATTTTGTTTAATGTCGTTCCTCGCCTTAAGCATCCAGTTTGTTTCACCTGGATACGTATCTGGAACGGGAGCGGAATAGTAAGAAGAAGGACGTTTATATTCCTTCCGCTTAACTTTTACGCTGGGAGAACAGGCATAATCAGTCGATTGCAAGAGGTCATAATAGAAACCTCTTGAACGCCTGACTCTAAACTGTTCCCGCATCGGAGTCATCGAAAGACTTCCGGGTTTTGCCCGTCGGTCTATGTCATTATCCATTGATAGGATTACTAGGTCGGAGGCCATATTCTGGTACGTCGTCGTTACCGGCTTACAGACGAACAGGATTTCCCTGCTCTTATCTGTGCGCGGCACGTACGATGATGTCAGCGTTTGATCTACCATACCTAGTGTCCTATATATTGATGGATAAGTGGTCGGGACTAAATGGTCCTGACTGGTGGAAGGGGGGTAGCCGAGGAGGTTACCCTCCTC